CAGCAGCCGCATTGACTGAAGGCACTGCACCTAGTTTCACAGCAGTCAGCACAGATGGTGCCACACTAACTGTATCAGAAGTTGGTTTGACTGCACAGATCAGTGATCTAGCAATCATGGCTTCTAGCACCAATGTTATCAGTGACATCGGTCGACTGTTCGGCGAAGCAATCGCTCGCAAAATGGATGCTGATTTGATGGCATTGTTCAACAGTTTTTCTGGCACAGTTGGTGGTGTTTCATCCGCTGCCACTCCTGCCTTGTTGTTCCAGGCCATTGCTAAACTGCGTTCTAATGGTTACGACACAGCCAATGACTGTGCAATCGTATTGCACCCAAATGTTGCATATGATGTGGTCAAAGATTTGACCAGCACTTTTGCCGCACCTGCCAGCCAGATCGGTAACGATGCATTGCGTAATGGCTTCATGGGCACACTAGGTGGTGTTCCTGTGTATCAGTCTAGCCTGATTGGTCAGAGCACATTGGCTTCAAACGCCGCAGGTGACTATGGTTGCGGTGTGTTCCACAAAGACGCACTGGGCCTGGCAATGATGCAAGACATCCGCATTGAATCACAACGCGAAGCAACCAAGCGTGGCTTCGACCTAGTTGGTAGCGCAATCTACGGCGTGGGTGAGTTGTATGATGGTGCAGGTATCCTAGCAACATTTGTCTCAAGCATTGAGTAATCCTTAATCAGGACTGCATGACACAAAGAGGGCCTCACAAGGGCCCTTTTTGTTTGGCCATACCTGGTTCTTGGCCAAGGTGTTGTGGCAACACAACACTCCTAGCAGTTTTCGTCCATTTTGCTAGGGCTAAATAAAAGAGCCAGAAGGACTGGCACTAATCATTGTGAAGGACACAACAGATGGCTTATGCTACTCTCGCCGACCTATTAGAGGTCGAACCCAATATTCAAGAATACGGCATCATTGACTGGGACAACGAACTTGTCCGCAGTGAAAACGAAGTTAATCGTGTGCTAACAGTTCGCTGGTGGCCAACATACCGTAAGAATAATAGTAAAAGTGATACATCTCTACTAGACAAAACACTTTTAGATCCTGATCAGTGGACCCAAACCACAATATATCACGCACTAGCATATCACATCTGTCCTAAACTCACACAGTTCTCTCCAGAGAATGACAGGTTTCAAGTAATGATGGATTATTACCGAGGTCGATTTGAACATGAAATTGATCTTTGTATTCGTGAAGGCGTGCGATATGATGCAGATGATTCTGGCACATTTAGCGATGCTGAGAAAACATCCGACACTACTTTGAGACTTGTACGATGAGCATCAGAGAATCTGTATCCGCCAAGATCATCACGCTACTGACCAACATACAAGATCCGCAAGTGGTCTTGTGTACACGTGAGCCTTTTGAGGCTGACAAAATTGCTATCACGCAATTCCCAGCAATCCTAACACAACTGATCCGAGAAGAACGCGAAAGCATTACCATGGGTGCAACTGCTGTGGGCCGCCGTGCTGGCACAATGACATATGAAATTCGTGGGTTTGTTCGTGGAACAGATCTAGACACACAAAGAACAAAACTAATCACAGCCATTGAAATTGCACTGGATCGCGATCGCTATCTAGGCTTGCAATCTAGTGGCGTGTTAGACAGTCAACTACAATTGATTGAAATTGTGCCAAGACTGGCACCACTTGCAGAATTCAGACTTGAATTTGTTGTGAGATACAATTACCTAAGGGGTGCAAAATGATTAAAATATATCAAGCAAATATTTCAAGAAATATTCGCGATTCAGAATTAGAAAAATATCTTGCGGCAGGTTGGTCACAATCTTCGCAGGCGCAGGCAGAAGAACAAATTGTTTTGAAGCCACCGGCTAGAGTCAAGGCAGCCGTTAAAGAAGCCGACGACGATGCTATTATATCTAAAGGAGAATAACGATGGCAACATTAACAGGCAATAACGGTGTGCTACAAATTGCAAACAACTCTGGGACTTTGACAACTATTGCTGCCCTGAGAAATTTTTCAATTGAAACCACCGCAGACACAATCGAGACCACTACCATGGGTACAGATGCACGTACTTATGTAAAAGGACTAAGCGGATTTTCAGGATCAGCAGATGTATATTTTGATGATGCGGCATTTACCAGTGGATCAACTGGTAACATTGCTCTCAACCCAAACAACAGCAACCAAGGTGTTGGCACTAGCCCTTATCAGTTGAAAGTTTGGTTCAATGCAACCAACAGTGGTAGCCCAAGTGGCACCAGTGCCAACGGTGCTGTGATTGTGACAGGTTTTACAATCAACAGTTCAATGGATGGCATGGTTGAAGCGTCAATCTCTTTCCAGGGATCAGGCGCACTAACATACAGCGCAAGTTAAGGAGAAATTACAATGGCAACATTACACGGAAACGACGGTGCAATCATTATTGATGGTACCACACTGGCCGCAGTTCGCAACTTTTCAATTGAGACAAGTGCTGACACTATTGAAACCACGGTCATGGGCCTGGATGCACGTACCTACGTAAAAGGCATGAGCACATTCTCTGGAAGTGCTGACATCTATTTTGATGACGGTCAGTTCTCAGGCAATGTATTCAATCCTGCAAACTCAACAGGTACTGTGGGACAAAACAACGTGAGTGGCAAATTCTATCTTGATCAAGATGCACAAGATGATAAAATTATCTGGGCCAACAGCATGATCGTAACTGGTTTTACCATCAACTCCAGTATGGATGGCATGGTTGAAGGTAGTTTGAGTTTCCAGGGATCTGGTTCACTAGGTTACAGTAACACCGGCAATCTATAATGCTTGCACTAAAGTTTCAGTTTACTGGCATAGATTCGGCAGTTGATTCTATCAAACGAGATGCTCAAAAGCATCTCCGGGATCAAGCCGATCTATTGCAAAGTAGTCTGGTAGCACATACTCCAATTGACAAAGGCGGTGCCCGAGCCGGTTGGAAAACTTCAGTGAAGGGCAACAAGATTGAAAGTGTTAACCAAGTTCCATACATCCAACGTTTGGAAAACAATTGGTCAAAACAAACCCGCGGGAAGGGTATTATCGGGCCTTCCCTTCAAGCATTTAATAGAGGAAAATCAAAATGAGTAAAGTATTAGAACAAGCAACAGCACATTTCCGCAACAAGGTTGGCGGTGAAATGAAATTCATCCTGGTACCTGAATGGAATAGCAAGATTTGGTTCAAGCCAAGTATCACGCTTAAAGAACAAAGTAAATTGATTGAACTAAGCACACAAGGCAAGACAGTAGAAGCCTTGGTTGAAAGTTTGATTGTGAAAGCACGTAACGAAGATGGTAGCAAGATGTTTACCATGGTTGATAAAGTTACGTTTATGAATGAAGTAGATCCACAAATTCTCATTCGCGTGGTTGGTGAAATCAACAATATGAATGATACTGAACCGGATCTGGACACAGTAGAAAAAAACTAATCAAGGATCCAGATCTCATGTTCGCCTGTAGGCTGGGCAAGGATCTGGGTCTCACGTTAGAACAAGTGTTTGATATGAGTACTGAGGAGTTTCAGACCTGGGCTGCTTTCTATAACTGGGAAGCCAAGGAAACGAAAAAAGCCTCGCAAAAAAGGAGATAACCAGTGGCAACAGAAGTCAAACTAACGGCTGACGCTAGTCAGTTAGTACAAGAAGTCCGAAAGGCTGAGGCTGCACTCAAAGGTCTACAGGACATAGGTGCAGGTGTTGGCAAGGCCTTGCTTGGCGTCACAGCCGCTGCCGCTGGACTTGGTTATGCAGTAAAAAGTATTCTTGATAGTGCAGGTGCGCTGTTTGATGCCGCTGATGCTATTGGTATCTCTGTACAAAGTCTACAGGTATTTCAAAAGGCTGCTGGCGAAGTTGGTGTAAGTGCTGAAGAACTCAATAGCAGTTTGCTAAAGATGAATGCCAACATTGGCCAAGCATTGATTACAGGTGCTGGCGGTGCCGCCGATGCACTCAAACGCATGGGTGTTAGCCTTGATCAGATCAATGGCATGAAGCCTGAAAAGCAGTTTGAATTGATTGCACAAAAACTCAACGAAGTTGGTAACGTTGCAGAACGTTCAGCACTGGCACGTGATTTGTTTGGCAAGCAAGGTGATAAGATTCTCAAGATTGCAGAAGGTCTTGATGAAATGCGTAAGAAGATGGAAGCCCTGGGTATGCTTATCAGTCCAGAGCAACAGGCCAGTCTTGATCTTGCAGGCGATGCAGTAGATGGCTTGATCGGTATGTTTAGTGTGGGCCTCAAAAAGGCTGTGGCTGACCTAGCACCGTATA